TGTGCAAGGACTGACAAAGAAATAGTTCAAATAACTAATCAAAAGAAATATCTCGTCATAATGGAAAAGTGTCAGCAAGGACGGCTCAGCCTTTTAAGGTAATCAGAAATATGCCATACGTAAGTTTCTAGTCGATATCAAAATGCCTTTTTATCTAAGGATTCTTTAACGCTTGATACGCCGCTGGATTTAAAAAGACCCTAACCTTTTCACTAAAAGTGTGTAGTAATATGTATAATACTTCCGTTTCAGTCTTGGATGCTTTTAGAACTTCTATATCATTCATATGCCCGACATCCAACAAGTTCATGATGAAAAAATGCTGAAAGCTATTGGAGTAAGCGACCAAAGATATAAGCCACTTACTGACTTGCTTGTGATACCTGGTATTGGTGGTACACCTAGTGGAGACGCAACAGGCACTACATTGATGAACACAGATTTCTCTGACAGCTACTAATGTATGTATGTCGCATAGCTCCTGCTGACTTGTCGAGGAATTTATGCACAGAACTAATAACTCATTAGAGATATCAATGATCCCCGATATCACATTGGAGACAAACGCGTCATGAATTATACCACACGTCTCGTTGAAACCATTCCTATGATGAGTAAATAATTTTGGAAGAAATGGAGGGTTTTCGACTGTGATTTTAAAGTTCATGTATTACAACTCTTCTGGGTATAGACTGGCGATGACACAGCAGACTGGACGCATTAATCACTAACTCAATAGTATGTTGGAATTGTCAAGAAGAGAACATCGTCAAAGAAAAATCTCTAGATTTCAGTGGGAGCAGGTCAAGTAATTAAGCACTAATAAATTAAAGTCGGCTAATTCCACTAAATCAGCTTTTGTTCTAAGATCTTCTTTTCTAATGGAGATTTATAGTCATTTAACTGTTATAGAGACCCCGTCAAGACTCTAACCATGAAGCAATTTTACTACAAGAAGAATGCTAAGATCTTCAATAATCCTGCCGTTCATCCATTTGCATTACTTACTGGACTCAAATCTGAGCGCATATCGAAATTAGTGTAAGATATTCTATAATATAGAGTGCATAGGTATAAAAGCTCATCCATCACATTAACTTCAACTTAGATCCAGTATATTGATTAAAAATTAAAATACATGTATGTCGACTAACAATAAAAAGGCTATTAGTTCTAGAACGCTATCAACTAACATGTTGGGCTCACCGTCGGCAATCTATGGAACTTACATGTCACTGGAGAGCTACATGTATTCAAATAAAAAGATGTCACTGGTCATCTGAATTTATAACAAGTCAATGCCATTATCGAATATAACCGTCATCGATACATGAGCCGCCTGTCAATTTCAGATTCCAGTTTACTCTCAAACATTTCTGTATCGCAACACGCTAGAA